TTAAAGACAGAATGGAAGCGGATCGGCCGAAGCGGCAAAACAGTGGACGGACGCACGATTGAACCACAATGGTTGCGTGATGCTGCAGAGACTTACGACAAAAACAAATTCACCGCCCTGATTTGGCCTGATCATCAGCGCTGGTTCAACATGGGCAGCGTTGAAGCGCTGCAGGCTAAAGACAATGACCAGGGCGGCGTGGATCTCTTTGCTCAACTGGCACCTAATGATTTTTACCTGCAGATCAATGCCAATGGCCAACGCTTATTCACATCAATTGAAATTCAAGAAGATTTCTTGGACAGCGGCAAAGCCTATTTGATCGGCCTGGGCGCCACCGACAGCCCAGCATCAAGCGCCACCACTGAGGTGCGCTTTAGCCGAATTCAGGAAACAGGCGTTTTGCTGGGCGAACACACCGAAAACACCACGCATGAATTTGACGATGAAAACGCACCTGGGGAGCGTGCCTTTAGTCGTCTTTTTGCATCCTTCCTTTCCACCATTACAGGGGACGACATGAAAAAAGCGACAGCGGAACAGCTGCAGGCACAAATTGACAGCCTGGCAGCACAGTTTAAACAAGCCCTGCCAGGCACGCCGGCAGCCGACAATCCAGCGGATCCAGCAGTGGACAACGCCCTGGATCAGCGTTTCACGCAAATGGAAACCGCCATTGCTGAACTGGCAACACAAATTGCCGAATTCACCAACGGTGACAGCGAAGCGGCAGATCAAAGCGTGTCAATTCAAACCTTCACTGAACTGCAGAATTCATTCAACGAACTGGCCAAGCAGTTTAAAGACGCCCTGCAGGAACAGCCAGGCACGGACGCGGGCGAACACATCAGCGGCGGTGATGACCTGAAAACCTACATTTAACGCCAGCCATCACGCTGAACTGGTTTTTATCTGAATTAACAAAAGGACACACAACAATGGGTCAACATTTAAGTGCAAACGCCATGCAGAAAATGAAAACACTGCATGAAATGACAGCCAAAGCCTATGGCGGCCAGGCTGGCCAACAATTTGCGGCCACACCTGCAGTGGCGCAAACACTCCATGAAAAAATTGTGGTTGATGGTGGCTGGTTCTACAGCATGATCAACGTGGTACCGGTGAAAGAATTAACCGGTGAAAAAATCGGCCTGGGCACCAGTGGCAGCGCCATTGGCCGCACCGACACCAGCGGCGCCGGTGAACGTAGCGCCAAAAACCTGGCCAGCACTGACGCGGCAGGCTATGAACTGAAACAAACCAACTTTGATATTGCACTGCGCTATTCCACGATCGATGCCTGGGCAAAATTCACAGACTTTGTTGAGAAGTACAACAAAGCCGTGCGCACCACCATTGCCAATGACCGCCTGAAAGTGGGCTGGCGTGGCACATCAGCAGCGGCCACCACCGTGGAAGCCGATCTGTCTGATGTGAATATTGGTTGGCTGTAGCATATCCGTGATTATAACGGCGGCTCACAACACTTGCTGGGCGCAGCAGGCAGCGTGACTTTGGGCAGCACTGAGATCCCGAACCTGGACACCCTGGTGCATGACGCTTTGCAAACCGTGGCCGAAGAATTCCGCGACGATCCCGATCTGGTGGTCATTGTCGGTGCCAACGTCATGCAGTACGCAAAAGGCGCCTATTACGAAGCCCACGGCAACACGCCAACGGAAAAAGCCAAAACCCGCGAGGGTGCCATTGTGGACACTTACGGCGGTTTGCCGGCTTACCGTGCGCCGTTTTTCCCAGCTGACGCCATCCTGATCACATCGTTTGAGAATCTCTCAATCTATTGGCAGGAAGATTCATGGCGCCGTGAACAGCTGAACAACCCGAAAAAAGACCAGTACGAAGATTTCAACAGCGATAACGAAGGTTATGTGGTTGAAGAACTCGGCAAAACGTCTTTTGTTGAAGGTATCGAATATCAAGCCTAACGCTTGATGAACAGCAACCAGGTGCCGGCCATGCTGGCACCTGGCTTTCACTAACCAGGAGCAACAACCATGCGACCAAACCGATTACAACAAATCAAAGCTGAACAGCTGGCCGAAGCCCAAAAGCAGGGCTTTGACACTTACGCGGATTACGCCAAAACGCTGAACCGCGCCAAGCCTAATGCCCTGCAGGCCATCAAAAACGCCGGCAATGGCACCCAGGTTGACCAAAACACACAAACCGGCACTGAACCCAGCACCGCAACGCCTGACGCGCCACAAGCGCCGGCAGTAGGTGACAGCGGCCGCCTGTTTGACCAAATGAAAGCGGCACTGGACGTGGACGTGCAGCGCCTAAAAGAAAAACACACGCTGGAAGAAAAAGCGGAACTGAAAAAAACGCTGATCCCCAATTACCTGCCTTTCCTGGATGACTACATGAACCAGGGGCATAACTACCCCAACGTGGTGGCCGTAACCATTGCGCTTTGGCTGTTTGACGTGGGCGAAATTGAACAAGCGGTGAAACTCTCGCTTTACCTGGCAAAAACGCCACAGCAGCACACACCAACAGGACATGAACGCGACTTTAAAACAATGGTGGCTGATTCGTCTTATGACTGGGCAAACGCCCAATTGAAAGCTGACCACAGCGCCAGCCCATACCTGGATGACGTGGTGGCCGCCGTAATGGCTGACAAATGGCCATTGGCGGTGATGGTTGAAAGCAAGCTATACGCTATGCAGGCCAAACATGAGTTTGCCAAAAAAGAATTCAGCAAGGCAGTGGCCTGGTGCGAACTGGCCGAAAAGGTGAACCCTGATGGCCACGGCACCAAAACACTGCGTGAAAAAGCGTTGAAGGAAATTGAGAAAGCCAAAGCCTAGTTTTCAGCTACGAGGCTCCTCCGCTGGGACAGGGCAAAAGCGGTGATGATTGCTGGTTGTTCAATCTGATCCGTGTTTTGTCCCAGCACCTTTTTTAACAGGAACAAAGCGCATGAGTTTAACCGGAAAATCACCACTAACCACCGCCACAGAAGTGGCCAATGATGGCTTTTGGCCAGCACTGCAGGTGGGTGATTTGTTGAGCAAGTACCGGATCCCGTCTGAGTATGACGACAGCGTGATCGAAACGGGCTTGATCCTGGGGTTAATTCGCGTGAATGAAAGCATGGAAAGCGTGAAAACTCACGTTCAGGCAAACGGATTTGCCACCTTTTCTGACTACCTGGCCGCCAACAGCACGCCGGTGGCTGATGCTGAACTGCTACACATTCATTATGAACATGCGGTGTTCAGCCGTGCCAAAGCGCACCTGTTACAGAACTTTGTCACCATTAACCGCCGTGAAGCGGCCGAAAATGAAGCCAAAGAATCTGAACAGGTTGAAAAATACTGGCTGGACGAGTCACAAAAAAGCGTGGCCGCCATGCTGTTGCATTTTTTCCCTGATGACGCCGTGCCAGGCTCACATAACTTTCATGCGGCGTTGATCTGATGCAAAAACTCGCCGCCATTCACCAATTTATTGCTGGCCTTAACCTGGTTGCTGTTGAAAACATCGACAGCTGGCCGGAAAACGTGCGTTTCCAGGGCGTGGCCACCAATAAAGGCACCGGCCTGGTGTTGTTTCGCCAGGAATATGATGCCGTTATTTCAATTGAGCGATTCCCGCACACCAGACACCCCGCTGAACTGTTATTTGGCCAGGTGGTTGCCTGGCTGATTGACCAGGACGAAGAACGGGAAAACCAGGGCGTGGATCAGCCATCTGTCACCGTTGATGTGTTGGACGATGGCACCGCCGATCTGGACATCACGATCCCGTTCATTGAGGACGTGCGCGCGGTGGAAGATGAAGCCGGCCAAATCACGCTGAACGGGAAAACCTACGCCCTGGCAGGGTTTGAAATTGACTATGCCGAAACCGGCGATATTGGCGAGGTGAACACCGATGGCCAATGATGCGGTTCAAGTCAATATTGTGGGTTTGCTGCCACTGCAGCGCCAATTGGAACTGTTGAAAATGCCGGCAGCCACACGCCGCCGCGTGTTGTATCGCACCGCCCAGGCGGTGATAAAACACAGCAAAAAACGCGTGCGTGAACAGAAAGATTTAACCGGCCAGCCCTAC